GTCATCACCTTCAAATTCAGGTGCCCTTCTCCGTCGCCCAATTGACGATGCACCACCCAGTCTATAACTATCTTGTAAACCATGCCAAAAGATATTGAACCACTTATCCAATTTCTGTTTAAAACTCATACCCATAGCATGAGTACCCACCTCTCTAACATGCTTCTCAGGAATACCTGTTATCTTAGAAACATGCTGAACTATAGTATCAACTACAGCCTTTGGAACTGTTTGCAGGGTGGGCAACTTCACAACTCTAGCATGTCCCAATTGAAGTTCCTTATCATCCACATCAACCAATTTATGAGCTACAGGAGGATTAGCTGGTTGCCAACCCCCAGCACTAATATCACCCAATTCCACAAGAACCTTACGTTTCCTACCACTAAAAGTAGGAGTTGGCCCTTGAAACAATCCATAAGCTATAGGAAAATACAATCTAAAATCGTCTCCAATAGTATGACCAATTTGAGTAAAAATTTCCGTTGCTGTATCGTTATTAATTGCTGCCAAAACTACATTCGCGTACTCACCTTGAGAAACAATAGTAGTACTAGGAATACTAATAACAGGATCCCTATGATAAAAAGGTATTTCAACTGTATGCTCAAAAGCCAAACCAGGTCTCCACACAGACGAACCTTGATAAAAAGCACTAACATCACTTATAGGTGCTGTAGTACTAACAATTGCGTCCGAAAAAGTCAGATCATAAAATTGAGGAAACGTAGCCAAAGTTACTCCCCTATTAGCTCCAACAGGTACTATATAAGTCACCTTATTAGAACCATTTGAAAAACAAAAAGAATTTCTTAGAAAATTATGTCTATCACCAAAAAAAGGTGGAAAACTCAAAATCTGTGACCAATTAGCCGTAGTAGGCACAGTGGAAGATTGAACAGCAGCAAAATCCATTCTTCTCAACAAATTATAAATTTGCATATGATCCTGAACCATTATACCTTCCAAAGTACTAACTGGCCCCTGGAAAATATCTTGCTCCGATGCTTTCTTAAGTGCAGAATCACTAGTAGTACCTTCCTGTCGGTCACCACCACCTACAACATTTTCCATTTGTTCTACAATCTCCATCGTAATTGCTTGCTGAGTTCTTTTAAGTCCAATATACGGTTCATTAACCCTAAACCATATTGTACCACTCAAAGTATTTGCACCTCCTACTGGAATACGCAATGCATTCCAGGGTAAAATCTGTACCCTACCCATAACTGGCAACGAACCATTAGGATCCACACTTTCCAACGGAGTAACATAAGTCCACGGAATTTTCAATACAGCTGCTGTTTCACTAGCAGGATTAAAGAAAACATGAGGAAACTGAGTCCACGTAGAAATAGAACAGTGAGTGTAATCTATACCAACAGGTACATACATCATTATCAACAAACCCACATACTGTATAGGAGCATTCATTCGAAAAGTTATATCAAATGTTCCACGAAAGAAAGCATGATACTGAATAAGACCATTAATAGAAATATCAGCAGCGGCCAATACGTCATGAGGTAATGATATTGTAGCCAAAGTTAATGGTAATGCATCCGAATCATCCCACGTAATTCCAGTTTGCAACAAATAATCACGCCCTATAATGGATTCAGTTGATGCAGAACCAACCTTTGCACCTCGATGAATCTGTAACATTTCAGATACAGAAATACCCTCGTTTGGCTCAGCAATCACAGGAGGAAGGTCCTCCTTCTTTTGCACTTCCATTTCTTCAAAAATAGCACTTCTGACATTATAATACATCAAACCTGGAGTTTTATAAGTTGGTGTCTTAAACGTAAAATCTGGACCAGCTCGTACATAAACATTAACATCTATCGTAGTCGCCACAGTATTAGGCGCCATTAAAGGATTTTGCACAAAAACACTCAATATACCAACATTCCCAATATTAACATAACTATCAGTATTTACTGCTGGACCAAAAGTAGAAGTAACACACTTCTTATACTCGGTTTCTCCAACATACTCAACCACGAATTCAACCCTGTTCTGTTGGGTTAAATCCATAGTAGTTGTAATCAAATTTCTACTTTGCGTTGCTGTAGGTGCTGCCAAAGAAGCAGGATTAAATGCAATTTGCAACTGCCCCTGATGAAACTTAGTACACACCGCCTCAAAAGTGTATACTAA